ATACAACAGAGTGCCGTTTCATTTTTAGGCGGCCTCCTAGCGTTCGTTGCGCGAAACTTGCCCATTGCTGTCCAACAACGGCAACTCAAAGCGTTCAGGCTTGGGCGCAGATTTGCGTCCATCTGCCCAATCCAGCCACACATAGTCCGCCACGCGGCTCATCGCAAATGGCTTAATGTTCACCGCATTGCCCTGATTGCCGCCCAGCACCATCAAATTGCCCTGCTTGTCCTTGCCCACCACAAAGCCCACATGCCCGCCGCCCGCGCGGTCAAAAACGACTACGCAGCCATAGGCAGGTTTATCCAAGCGCGTGCCTGTGTTCAGCCAGTCTTTGGCGCGATACCAATGCTGCGGCAAAGCGCGTTTCGCTTCGCGTGCGCAATGGGCAACGAATGTGCCGCACCACGGCATTTCGTCATCTTGCCACCATGCGTTTAGGCTAATTAGCCAGTTGCGGATTTTGCTGTTGTGTTCTTTGCCCGCGATTTCGCGCGTGCCGATTTCGCGGCGGGCGATGGCAAGCCATACCAGTTCGGAAGGTTGTGTATTCATGCTTATTCCTTTTAGGGTTTAATGATGGTTTCAGTAGGTTGCCATCATGCCCAAACCGCAGCCGCACCAGTCAGACGCAAGGCTTCGCCCCACGCAAAAAGGCAGCCTGAAACCCCAAGCAAGGTTTCAGGCTGCCTATTTATTTCACGCCTATTTTGTCATAGCAAAAAACCGCCCAACGCGCTGCCACGTTAAACGGTTTTTAAATACTCTTCAATCAAACAACGCCCCCTGCACCGCCACCTCCTCCCGCTCCGCCAAAATCTTATCCGCCGTGCGATGCGACAGCCCAAATTGTGGGCAAAGCTCGGTTAAAGCCATCGCCTTGCTGGTTTTGCCGCCATCGGTCAAAGCCATAAATGCCGCCCGAAACCGCCGATTGCGCACCTTGCGCAGCTGCACCGTGCAGCGCGGAATATACAACTCATCCCCGCCAAACACCGCCGCCAGCTTGTCCGCGCCCGCCTTGCCCACCGCTTGGCGCAGCAGCTTCATGCGCGCGGTGTTGTGCCGCCCCTTGCCGAACTTAAACCGCGCGCCCCCAACCGCCCGCACCAATCTTTCCGCCCCGTCCAGCCCGATTACCTCCGCAATCTGCTGCATGCTTTCGGGCAAACAATCCCAATCGTCTTTTTGCATCCAACGCTCCGTATTCTGTGTTAAAATTCAAATTGATACTGTTTTTTTGAATACGCCTGCGCCCGATGCGCGGGCTTTTTTTTGCCCGCCTTGTCTGTTTCAGGCTGCCTTGTGCGCCTCGCGCTTCGCCTGATAATTCAGCGCCGCCAGCACCTTGCGCATCTGTTCGCCGTCGCAGCGCTGCACCGTCTCCACGCCAAACATCTTGCGCGCGATGCCGTGCGCGTATGCCCAGCTTTTGCCCATTTGGGTGAGCAGTGCGCCCATTTTGCGCATCATCGCGCCCTGCTCGGCAAAATGCAATGGCGTGCGCTGATAGGCTTTTGCGCCTACATTCGCGCCAAAGCCTTTTTGCTGCAACAGGTTGAGCACCGCTGCCAGCTCGTTGTCCATCATATCCTTGCAACTGCGTTTGCCTGTGGCTTGCGAGAGCAGGTCGCGATACACATCATCGTCTAGCCCCAGTTGTTGTTGGGCAATATGGATTTTGCTTATCATTTTTTGGCGATAGGCGGCATGGCTCACGCGCTTTCTCCTTGAATTTCCAAGTAAAATAAGCCGAATTATACCAACAAAGGTGGCGCAAGCTGAATGTACAGCTTTACCATAAAAACAATAAGTTACAAAATAACCATCTCTATGCAATAAGGCAAAAAAAACGCCCAAAAGCGGAGGGCTTTTGGGCGTATAGGATTTTTGGGTTCTTTTACTTGTATTCGGTTTCTTGGCAAAAAATACAACAAGTATTTATTGTTTAATTGGACGTATTTTGTTTTTGTAAAAACGCTTCGTACAAACATAATCCCTCACGAACAGCATTTTGATAAAGCGTATCCGCTGCCTTTGGCAATAAAGCCTGTTCAAATAAACCTTGAATTTTTATTTTAGCTTTTTCCTTGGCTGCACGAGTTTTATAATTTTCAATTTTGTTCATCAACGCTTGTATTTGCCCTAAATAAAAATGCGTTGCCAATAGCCTAAATTCATGTGCCCCTATTGGGCTATCATTGCCCATCCCTTGATGTTTTAGATAGATAAGGTGGATACGCGATTCCATGGTTTTCTCATTGTGGCTTTCCAAAACAATGCGTATAGATTCCCAAAGTATTTGTTCATCGCGGGATTGATAATTATCAAAGCATTTCTCAAATGCCATATCATAGAGAAACGCTCTTGCTTCGCTGTATCCTTGCAGCGTTTGGCATATTTTTGCCGCTTCGCGATTACGCCATGCCTCACGCTCAGCCCGCTCTTGTTCTATTTTTACAGCTTTCGCACGCAATTGAGCATGAAATATTTTGATTTCTCGCTCTTTTTGTTCATGCTCTAACAACTCTTTTGCTTCTTTATTTTTTACCCAACTGTTCTTTATTTCTTTACACACAAAAATAATCATACAGACTATGACAAATAGCCCAATTCCAATAAGCGAGCCTTCCATATAAAAACACCTCTAAAAAAGTACTGTAAAATATCATACAGTATTCATTATAGAGAATAAATCACAAACTAAAGCGGGCTATCAAATTTGATAGCCCGCTTGGATTTGGGATTTAATGCTTGGTACTGATTTCACTTTCCGCAAACGCCGCCGCAAGCTCAAACTGCTGCGCCGTTTGCTTCACCCCAGCCAGCAATTCAGGCTTATCTTGGGCGGCTGCTTGCGCCGCTGCCAAAAACCACCGCACGCCGTTGCACATCCGCGGCAAGCTCCTGCGCGGTGCGCCTTGCTGAATGGCATCCACAAGGGCAGGCAAGCCTGCGATGGCGAGATTGCACACATTCAGCATATCCACAGCAGGCTGATGCCATCCACGTTTATATCGCCCCCTGCGCTTTGGTTGGCATGCACTTTAATTTCGTTTTCCATGCTCACACCCCGCTCAACTCTTGGTCATGCGGCTCAATCACAAAAAATTCTTTGCCTTCCACAATCTTTAAGCCGGGCACTTGCCCTTGGTCAAACAGCACGCGCTCGTTGAGCACGGCATCTTTGTTAATCTCTTCTTTGGTGCGGATAAACCGCACCAGCTCGGGGTCGGCATTCAGTAGCGCAATCACGGCATCCACGCCTGTTATGCGCACGCTGGGCGGGTTGTTGCGCCATTTCACAATGCCGGTTACCAAATCGGCAAACTTCACGCGCCCATTGTCGGTGAGCGCATCGCGGTTGGCTTCGCACCAAAGCTGCACGGCGTTTTGCAGCTCGTCCAAGCGTTGATTATGCGGGGCGGATTGGTCGGCGTATTGCTGTTGCAAGGCGGCAATGCCGTCGTTCATGGTGGCTTCTAGCCGTTTCACTTCGCGGCTCACATCGCCCATTTCGCGGATAAAGGCAATCACGTCGTCTTTGCTTTGCGCGGCAATTTGCGCGGTGGTTTTAATGCGGGTTTTGGCAGGTTTTGCCATGATGGTCTCCTTAAAGGTGGGTTAAATTAAGTTGAATAGGTTGCTTGCGTTTCAGGCTGCCCCGCGTGCGCGGCAGGCTTGTTTCATCGCTAGGCATAGCTCATGTGCGCGTGCCTTTTGTTCCGCGCTGGGCGCTTTGCCCGCAGGCGGCGGAGTGGGCTTTGGGATTAACTGCGTGCCATCGGGATAGCTGCTGTTTACGGCATGGGGCGCGGGCGATGGGCTGGGCGCATCGGCTTCAAATGCGTTTTCAGGCTGCCGATGGGCTTGCTGCGCCCGAGCAGCGGTTAAATAATCTTCCAAAGGCAAATGGTTGGTCAGCGGCATTTTCAGGCTGCCTGAAACCTTATCCGCCAACATTTGCCGCAAGGCGGCTTTCCACTCGGCTGCCGTGCTGTCGTTAAACATGGCTTGCACGGCGGCGAGATGCGCGGCAATCTGCTCAAAGCTCAATTTGCCATTGGGCGGGGCAAACCAGCCGATGTATTGCATCAACAGCTTGGCAGACTCGCCGCCCATCTGCGCCACCGTCCAGATGGCGCTGCGGGCGTAGCGCAGTTCGGTTTCCAGCTCTTCGGCGCTCATGGCTGCGCCCCTTTGCGCCGCAAGGCAACGGTGAGTAGGCGGATAACGATATCGCGGCGTATCACTTGCAAGCCGTTGGCGGCGGCAAACATGGCCAGCAGGCAGGCGAGCAACAAGGCGACATCGCGTTGGCTGTCAATCTTCATCCCGATAACAAGCCCGCCGTTAAGCATTATCTGCAGCGCATATAAAACTATCTTGGCGCGCTCCTCTGTGCGTGCCAATCGCCATGTGCTTTTAAAACTCATTTTTAGGTTCATATTTACACTCCGCTGCTTTCAGGCAGCCTGAAAAGTTGTTTTCCAACGCCAAATGATGCAAGGCTTGATAAATCGCATCCGCAGGCGAGGCATACGCGGTTTGCGCCTCGGGGCACAGCGACTCGCCCGCCTGATTGCTCACCGCGCAGCCGTAGCGTTTGCTTTGGCGGTCATAATGCACATGGATTTGCACGGTGTAGCGGTTAATCACTTCGCTCATGCTGCCTCCAAAAACGCGTTGGGATACTGCTGTTTTACGCTGTGCATCGCTGCCGCCACGCTGTAAAACGTTTTTTCTTTGCTACCATCCAGCCGCAACACAGCTTGGTTACTGGCGGGGCGGTGCTCAATCGTGCCAATCGGCAAGGCATCGTGCGTGTAGCTGGGCAGGTAAACGGTGTAGCGGGTCATGGCTCGCCCTCCTCACTCGCTGCCGCCCATCTATCCACCAACGCTTCCGCCTCATCGCATTGATAGCGCGCCTCCTGCTCCGCCGCGTTTAAATCCGCATACGGCGTGTTCCACAGCGCATCGCAGTTCTTTTCCACCATCACGGCGGGCTGGGACACGGGCGGTTTGGCGTGCGAAACCGCCGCCGTCATCATCACGCCTGCGGTCATTCCCGCCGCCAGCATCGCCATATCGCGCCAAAATCCGCGCAGCAAATAATCGTTGTTCATTTTTGTATTTCCTTTTAAATCAAATAGTTACTAAAAACAATAGGCAAAAAAAATATCACCCGCAGCGTTTGGCGCATTTTTGACACGCCAGCCATTGCTGCATTTTCATCGGATTGTGCGTGGGTGCTTTGCCCTGCGCCGTGCTGCGGCATTCATGCAGCGGTATGGTTTTACCTTGATACGGGCACGCCACCGTTTCATACCGCGCCGCCACCGCAGCCGCCACGCGGTCGGTTTTGCCCGCATACTTGCCATGCACAATCAGGCTTAACGTTGTGCCGCTATACCCCAGCTCCGCCGCCACTTGCCGCAAGCTCGCCGCCGCAATCCGCGCTTTAAGCAGGGCAAACCAGCCCTCATTCATATAATCTTTAAACACCTTTTAAACTCCCTGTGTATGCCATCCGCTAATCATAAAATCCGCGCTTTTTCCTTTTTCAGGCGGGGCAATTTTTGCCTGTTTGGGTTTGGTGGGTTTGGTTGTTTTAGCCGCCGTGCGTTTTACTCTGCCCAGCTGCCGATAAATCGGCGCAGCCGCAGGCGCATTCACCGCCAAGCAAAACCGCCCATCGCCCGCCTTGCACAGCAAGCTATGCCGCAATAAAGTGTTCACATAGCTGCCAATCTTCACCCGCCCCACCTTATGCGTCATCGCCACATAAGCGTGCAACTCCGCCTTGCTAAACGCGCCCAGTATCTTCATCGTGCGCCAAATGGTGCATTCAATCGGTTCAGTATTCATGCTTTCACGCTCCGTTTCGGGCTTTCGCCCTTGTAAAACTCAAAGCCGCCTAGGCTTTTCAGGCTGCCCAGCTCCACCGCATCAAGGTTATTCATCGCCGCCGCCTCGGCAAGGTTCACCAAATTCACCGTAACCCGCCGCACGCTGCCGTGCGCCAGCTCCACCAAATGCCGCAGCACATCATCGCCCAGCTGCACATTGGGCGCATAAGCCTCCGCCAGCAGCCGTGCATCCTCCAAGCTCACTGGTTGCGCAGGAATCCAGCTCAACACCCGCCCATGAAACCGCTCAAAGCGTTTCAGCTTATTGGGCATCTGCTCTTCGCCCACCAGCAATATCGGCGATTGGCTGCCCTCATACACATCACGCACCAGCTCCACCATGCCATTTTTGCCCACCAGATAATCCGCCTCGTCCAAAATCAGCGGGCGTTGCGTCGCCGCCAGCTGCTCGCATATCGCATCCAAACACGCCGCCGCCGTTTTCGGCGCAGCCAGCCCCATTTCAAAACACAGCTTTTCCAGCAGCGTTTTTTTGCTCCACGCGCTGCGCAGCTGCACATAATAGGCTTGCGTTTTGTTGGCAATCGCCACCGTTGCCGTGGTTTTGCCAAAGCCGCTCGGACCATACAACACGCCCAAGCCGGGTAAACCATCCTGCCGATTCACCAGCCGCGCCATCGCCACGGCCACCAAAGATAAATTATTGATATTGGCTATTTTCATAGCGTTTACACTCCTGTTTGTTTCATCAAAAACCTCAACCAAATTTCAGCATCTGTTCCAGCTCCGCGCATTCGCGCATCACCAACTGCCCTTTCGGGCTTTCACACCATGCCAAAAAACCTTGCTGCGCCGCGCTCAAAGCCTCATACGGCAAGGCTTTCAGTCGGTTATACGCCGCATACTGCGCATTCGGTAGCGTCGGCACTTGCCAATCCTCCGCCTCCGCTGTTGCTGCCACCTTTTCAGGCTGCCGCCCCAGCTTCAACATCTTGCCATCGCCAGCCGCCCCATCCGATACCCGCACCATCGCCGCCATTGCCGCCTCCCCTTGCGCTTTTAGCTGCGCCCCATCCAGCCGCAAGCCCCCCAAATCCACGCTGCTGGCGTGTTCCAACACCGGCGCACCGCGTGTGCCATCCAACAGCGCAATCTTGCCCTCGTACCGCTTGATTTGCGCGTCCACCCGTTTTTCCTTGTCTTGCAACAACACCGATTTCGGGAAAAAATCGCGCTGATTCGCGTTCCACTCCATCCGCCCGATATACCGCCCATCCTCATCAAACAGCCATACAAACCGCGCATCATGCTCGTTATAAGCCACGCGCACCTCCTTGCCCTCCCAATCCGCCAAAGCAGCATTAAAGTAAATGTTATTGCGCAACCGCACCTCGCAGCGGCTAAATCGGCGCACCACCTGCGGCAAGAATAAATACATCTGCTCATCCGCCGCCACAGGCATAGGGCGTTCCCCCTCAGGCATCAACAGCCACTTCTCCGCCCAGCATTCATTTGGCGTTTTGCGCCGCGCCGCCCCGCTCACATCCAACACCATCTCCATGCTGCGATGCGGCGTGTTGTTATACTCATCAATCGCCTGCGCAATCAGCGCACGGCATTCCGCAAACGTCGGCAGCAAACGCGGCTTCGTGCTCGCAATATTCGCCAAAGCAGGCACCCCCGCCCATTCCGCCGGCACATCCCGCCCCGCCAAAGCCAGCTGCGCCTTTTGCGCCTTGCGCGTCGCCTTATGCACCGCACGGCTCGCCTCCCCATCCATATCCTTGCCAATATAAGTCGGCATCCGCTTCGCCGCCTTTACCAAAATCGTCTTATGCAGCCGCTCAATCACCCCCCGCGCCTGTGAGCTATAAGGCGCAGACAAATGCAACGTCATCCCCACCCGCCCCAGCAAGCCCGTCGCCTCATCATTTAACAGCTTATTGGTATAACCCTTGCCGTTATCCGCATAAAACGCATCCGCCACCCCAAAAGTCGTCATCATCTGCACCATCGCACTGCGCACCGCCCGCCCACTCTCCGCCAAATCCATCCCAAAGCCCACCACCCGCCGCGTGCCCACATCCACAATCAGCGTAATCTCAGGACGAATCGGCGCATGCGGATTATCAGGATGCCCACACTCCGCATCAAAACACTGCCCATCCGCACACACCACCTGCAAAGGCAACAAATGCTTCCACCCCCGCCGCACAAATCCCTGCTTGCTCTTCAACGCCCGCGCCCCCATCCGCCCCTTCTGCCGCGCCAGCTCAGGCATCTTCTCAATCAACCGCCGCACCTGATGCACACTCGGCAGCGCAGCAGCAGGCTCACGCCCCAATTCCCCCCGCGCAAACACCTCATAAGCCGCCTGCACGCTCAACTTCTGCGGCGTTTGCCACACCGCCAAAAACCGCCCAAACCATTCAGGCTGCCCCGCATTCGCTTGCGGCACTTTCGGCATCAAGCTCCCCGCCTTTTCCGCCGCAAACCAACGCATAATCGTCCGACTGCTCGGCAACGCCCCGCCGCCCCCGCGCGCATCATTCGCCAAACGCAGCATCAACCGCGCCTGCGCATAATCATCATTCGGCATCTGCGCCATCGTCAGCAGCGTCGTAATCGCCGCCTCCTTGCCGCAACCACTTTCCGCCATAATCCGCTCCACCAACCGCAACACCCCAATTCGCGCCCCCTCCCGCCCACGCTGCGCCGCCGTGCTACCATTCAAACGCCCCGCATCCAACACCTCGCCCTGATAAGCCGCCCCCGCAACGCAAGGTTCAGGCTGCCCATAAGCCCCCTCCGCCACCGCCGCCGCAGCACGCCGCTGCCAAATCGCATCCAACACCGCAGGCGGCAGCGCATATTCACGCTTCACCCCGCCCTTGCCGCCTTGGCAAGGCGTTTCACGGAATAGCCAGTTTTCTTTTTTTGCCTTGTAATACAAACCCTGCACAGTATTTGGAAGTATTTCCAAACCCATTTCCAAAAGCTCGGAAATAGCAAAATGTGTTTTTCTCATACCGCCGCCTCTTCATATAAATACCGATAGCGCGGGCGTATCCGCCTACCATCTTGTGTCCATCGTTCGGGAAACAGCTCATGCAGCGATTTATTCAAAAACGTTGCAATCGCTTTTTCTCCCGCTAAACTGGGCTGCTTCAATGCCATACTCACCACCTTGGGCGATACGTCATATAGCCTAGCCAAATCTGTTAAGGTCTTACCGCGCATCCTAATTTCCGCGCGAATTAACTCTGGGTGCATATCCATTCCTTTCACATAGAAATCACTCAATCGGCAACCCGAAACGGTTTCAGGCTGCCTGTTCAGTAACCTCCAATCTTGGGGAACAAACCGTCCCCATTTACTCGGCTTTTTTTCCAAATTGTTAAAGAGCGGGTTCAATCGGTATAATGTTTTAAACATTCCGTTTTGAAGTTGTAAACATTATAGCTTTAAAGAAAAAACTTTCAAGCTATTTAGCCCTTGTTTTCGCCTTATTTCAGCTAAACAACTGATTTAAAAGAAAACAAAACTTAAAAGATTTTTAAAAGTTTTCTTTAAAGCTGCGCAGTTTTAGCTTTAAAGATAAAAGCGAGACCAAAATGGAAAAAACATACCGGAAAAGTGCCGCAGAATTAGTTGAATTAGCCAAGACACTGGCAACAGAAAACAGCGAAATACGCCTGCCTACTACACCAGCAGGTATTGCCTATCGTGTTGAGAAAGAAAATTGGGATTATGAAGAAGCCCCCACCCAAGGCGGCAAAGGGGGCATGAAGAAAGTGTATTTTTTACCTGACTATCTTATTGATGAAATTAAAGAAAAAGGCTTGTTGCATCTGCTCACGGGCGAAAAATCCAGCGATGCCACCCAGCTCAAGCCGCGCCGTTCGCCGTCTGCCGCGTCTGCCGTGGGGGTGCCATTTTTCATGCGCGCCATGGTGGCAGAATACGCCGATTGGGCAGCGGCGCAGCATACCGATGCCATTGTGCCCGTGCGTTATCATGTAAACGTGTTTGGCAGCGCAGGCAACGGCTATCAGGTTAATGAGCCAGTGGACACCGAAGCCATGTGGTTTCGCGCCTCGTTCTTTGATTATCTAGGCGTGCCACCCTCGCACTGCTTCTGCACCCGCGTGCGCGGCGACAGCATGCACCCCACGCTGATTGACCGCGGCACCGTGCTGTGGAAAATGCAAAACGGCTACACCCGTGAAGGCATCTACCTGTTCCGCCAAGTGGACGAGCTGCGCATCAAACGCTTGCAGCGCACCAGCCGCAGCGTGTACCGCATCATCAGCGACAACAGCAACAAAGACATCTACCCCGTTGAAACGCTGGATTTAGCGGAGCTAGGGGAATATGACTTTGAGATTTACGGCTTCTACCTATGGGATTGCGGCATAAAAGAATAAGCGCTCATCATTCCTGCTAGGTTTTTAATCGTTCTATGACAAAAACCGCGTGAAAGTGATGGTTTTTTGCTCACTTTTTCGCGGTTTTTCTCATTTTTGGGCGGCGGTGGGATTATGGGGTTTGTGTTTGATTGAATTGGAATTTTTGCGAGTCCGTCCGCTCACGCAGCTATGACAAAACTATCACTCCCCCACACTTTGAGCGCAAATTTGTCTTGCTT